CGTCTCCACATTTAAATTCTTTATTAACATATTTACTTGAACTATTATAATTATTTAATAACCATTCTGACGCTTTTCTTATTTGTACTTCAAATCCGTAATATTCTTTATTGTCTCCGCCGTCATCCATACCGAAACCTAAACAACGATTAAATACTTTTTGATTCTGCATTTCTTTCATACGTACTAAACCTTGTTCTTTTTCAAGTAACGTTAATATCACTAATGAATTAAACCTTTTCGTGTTATCATATATAATATCAGTAGCATCTTTTCCGTTTTCTTTATATTTTAATAAACACGAGTTATATTTCATTAATGTATAAATTATTTGATTTTTTGTTTGCACTTTTAAAAAATCAATGTCTTCAATTAATCTATTTTTATTAAACATAAAATTACTCCTATAACTCGACTATTGATAATTTAGCTTTAATTTCAAATCCATTTAATGTTGAATTAACAACATAATTTATCCCTAATATTTCATAACTCGCTGCACTTAATGCTTGCCAATTATCAGTCAATAATATCTTTTCTCCTATTCTCATTGCTAAATTTATTGGTATTTCTAATCCACTTATTATTTGTAATTTTGGCACAGAATATTTTGTGATAATGTTAGACGAAATAGCTTCTGCAATTAATGATGAATAAATATAATCATTAGTAAATTCATAACTTCCTGCTTTATATTTAAATATATTTGATAAACTGGCTAATGATATACTTTGAATTGTGCCTATAGTATCATAATATTCTGAAGATATATATATTTCATATATAGGATAAGCACCGTCTAAATCATCTACATGTAAAATTATTTCTGCTTTTGTCGCATATTTTGTAAATGTTACAGTAATTCCAGTTAATAAAGTACTTAATATTCCATTTACATATAAATACATTGTTGACGTATCACATCTATCTTCAAATGTGGCTTGTAAAGTTATATCATTTGTTGTTCCTGGAAATACTATAAATTTATTACCATATTGCCACACAGTCTTTGATCCATTTTGTTTAAATAACGGAGTTGATTTTACTGTTGCCCTAGAAAATATATCACTTTCTCCTCTTACTATCGTTCTCATTTCAGTTTCTAATGATAATTCTATTTCATCTTCTTTTACTTCATATTCAGTTAATAAATAACCATGAACTGATCCTGTCGTAGACTGATAATTTATATTTATTGCATAAATTATTGGAGTTTGTGTTTTATCAGTAGAAGATATTGCAATACTATAAACTAAATAACGTTTTAACGCGCTAGCAATATTTTCATTATTATTTACTGAAACTGGTGCATCATATCCTCCACCAGCAATTGTTGCAACTTTAGTTGTATATGCAATTGTAATTGCGGCGATATCAGGATTATCAATTATTGACTCAAATTTACTCCATGCAGATAATGTTGTTCCACAATTTATTTCTAATCCATCCATACTACCTGTAGCTTCATATTTTCCTAATAATTTATAAGCTATATCTAAAGTTTGTAATGCTTCAGTATCATCTCCGTCAATATCAGTGGTTATTAAATATGTTCTTCCTATTGTATTGTTAGTCGATGTTGCTTTTGAATTGATTTTTATAATATCATTATAATAATAATTGTTGTCAGTCCATATATCTATTGAATACGTACAATCTTTTTTAAATTTTATTTCTCTTCCAAAATCTAATATTATCCAATCTGATGATAAATTTAATATGTCTGGATTTATTTTTACTGTTATAATTTCATCTCTATTTGCGTATGTATCTCCTGTATTATAACTAGATAATGTCATATAAGTATCTTGAATTGCATCAATGGAATTTTTAAACATTCTTAAATATAAATATTGACTATAAAAATCTTCTGTCGAAACTTCAAATCTATGACTTATCATTTGTTTTGAACTAAATGGTTCTATCATAATCATATCATTAGTTATTGTATCATCTGAAGAAAGTTGACCGCCAAAAATTATGATTTTTTTAGAATTAGAATCATAACTCATTGCATAATAATTTCTTGGAGTTGGTTTATCATTATATTCTGGTGTAATTGTACCCCATGATAAATCAACTGGAGATATAATCCACATATCTTGTTCTTGTTCTTCTAAAGAAGCGCTATCTCTAGGTAAAGTTGTACGACCACTCCAGCAATAAATATACCCATTAGTACTATTATAAATCATTTGCATACCATATCTTGCTAATCTTAAATCTTCATTTGTAACTGACATTTGTGTCCATGTATTTGTTGCTTCTTTATATCTCCAAAAATCTCTATATCTTGTTGTTCCATCATATCCACCATGAACATATATACATGCATTATGTGTAATGCCTATCGTCGGTACATAACAACAAGCTGTTAAATATCTAACTTCTGGTTTTGTTACTGGAGCTTTATTAGTCCATGTATTTCCAGTAATATCATAAGCCCAAGTTTCATCAGTTGCAGCAGCTATATAACCACCAAATATTATCATTTTATTTACACTTGCATCATAAGCACAAGCCATTTGTTTTCTAGCAGATGGAGGACTTGCAGGAGATAAACTTTCAAATAAATTAGTTGATAAATCATAAGACCAAGTATCATCTAAATTGCCTGTTGCATTAACTCCGCCATATAAATAAAATTTATTATCACTTGTGCTAAATACAAAAGCACCGAACGCTCTTATATCAGGTTTGTTATAAGGATCGACTGATTTTAATTCCCACGTATTAGATGTGCAATCAAATACCCATAAATCCCATAAATAATCAGTCCCGTTATATCCACCAAACATAACTATTTTATTAGCGTTTGAATCAAATGCCATCATTGCGCCATATCTTAACGTCGGTTTTATACTATCTATTTCATTAGTAAACCATGAAAATTTATTTTGCCATAATGATAAATCATTTGCACTACTCCATACTTCATTTGTTAATAAACCTCCTGTACAATGAGTAGGTTTTAGTCTTATTGCTCCTGGCGTAGTCATTAAATCAATATTTGTTTTTCCTGTTCCTGCCATAAAATCAGTTTGTGCATCATGAGATTGAATATGAGGTAAAGGAGTATAATATATTTTATGTATTAATTGACCATATTCATTTACAAAAAATTCATTATCAGGAATACTGCGTATCAATTCTGTTATTTCAGTCCATATTTTTCCTTCAGTAGGTTGATAATATTTTACATGATTTTCACCTAAATCGAACCTCATTTTATCAGCACTAATATTAGAAGACATACATAAATATTCTAATATTGATTGCATATATTCATTATTTAAATTTGGTAAATCTATCGGTATATTATCTTCTTGCAATTTTTTTAATATATCATAACATTGTAATACACATACTTTATTAGATGTGGTATTTTTTATATTATATATATAAAATTCTCCAACTTGTTTCCATTTTTCATAACCCATTATATCTTCACCAAATGATAAAATGATTCTCAATTCATTTCTTAAATCTGAATTAAAAAATCCTTTACTTGATATTTCTGTTGCAGATGGTGAATATTTCGGAGTTAACTTTTTATCTATATTATGAAGAGTTATTGTTAACGCTCCAGTTTCATAACTATTAAAAAGATCATTTTTCTTTCTATCTAAACTAATACCAATTAATCTATTTTGATTACTTCTAAAAATATTTCCACTATTTAAATCTGTTATTTCATAATCACTATCTTCTGATAAAATAATTGATCTGTATAATTCTATTTCGCATACCCTAACTGCTCCTAAAGCGACTGCGCCTGTATAAATAATTCTAATATATCTCGCTGATATTTCTGAACTTCCTTGAAAAACACAATAAGATTTAGTATTGCTTGAAACTATTCCATTTGTTATTGTTAATGTTCCTAAACCATCTACATCAGATAAATTTACTAAATCTGACCATACAGTCCAATTAGCATCATCAATCGAGTATTGTATTTTAAATGCTGATGCGACTCTTGTATTTACTCCACTATAAAATGAACTTTTTGGATCAAAATATATTTCTATTCTATTTAATTTTTTTATTGATGTTAAATCTATTTTATTCCAGCATGTTTCTAAATAAATATCACCTTGCCAAAAATTATCTAATTGTGTTCTATAACCGTCTATTATTCTTGATCCATATCCGTAATATCCTGACGAATCACTATTAGTAGTAATTGTTGATCCATAAATATTAGCATCTGCATAATTACCTAATAACAATTCTGCTTTCACTAACTTATTTTGTCTATTTCTTTTTGATAATATTGTATAACTTGTTCCAATAAAATTAACATTAGTATTGTTTGAATTCAGCGTTATTGATTTATTTATTGAAATAAAAAACAATGTCGCTGATGATGGAGTAATTATATAATTTCCTGAATTTAAACTTGTAAATTCATAATATCCTAAAGAATTTGAAGTGGTAGATGAAGACGCATCACCTGATAGCGTTATAGTTATTCCTGATAAGACATTATTAATATCATCTTTTATGTAACCGCTTATCGTATATGACATTCTATACTCCTATAAAATTCATCGAAACATTAAAAAGATTCGCAACGCTTGCTTGCCATTGAGGACTACCATTAAACATAACTCTCCATCCACAGTATGTATAATTAATAATAACTTGTTCATTCGCTGATGGTAACACAGATCCTAATGTTATTGTTTGTGTTTCATCATTATAACTTCCACCAGTATAATAATTTGTACCTACATGAGTTGTGTCACTAGCTAACCAAACTCCGTCTATCGTTACCCATCTTCTCGAAGAACGTCTTAACTTAATTGATCCTGATGTTATTGATATCCTTTTTTCATCAATAATTTGTAAATAAGGAGATGACGTATCAAAACATTTTATATAAATATAATTATAGTTAATATTGTCAATTGATAATATCTTATTTAATTCAGTAAAATTTATCGCATCATATTTAACTTGAATTACAACTGACTTTTTATTATTTCCGTTTCTTATCAAATCGCCTAAAGTATTTCTTAAATCAGAAACTAAATCAGGTTCTTGAAACGTAAAATTGCCAGGATTATATAATAATGTCTTTTGATCCGCATATAAACCTATAGTTGTTTTTATCCATGCCATAATTATTCACCTATTCTTTTATCTATTATTTTCATCTGCTAATACATTTTTTAACCATCTTGCTATTTTTTCTTGTGCATCAGTAGTTAAATTAGTTGGGTCTATTGTATCAAAATGTATATGTATATTTTTTGATCCTGATTCTGAACCTGATCCGATATTTTTTGTTGAAAAAGATTGACCAGAAATTTTTGATCCTGACATTTCATTTGATAAACTATTTTGAGATTCTCCTGCTGATGAAATTCCTGATGTGCTACTAGAATTTGATGAAGCTTTACTAATAGCATTTATTTGTTGAACAGCCTGCGCTGTAATTAATGCTATTGATCCTGCCGCAGATGCAATTGCTAATGCCGGATGAGCTCCTGAATATTCAATTGCACTTCTTATCGCAGCCATAATCGCTATTGACTTTTCTAAAACTATCATTGCAATTGCCCAGTCTTTTCTTTTCTTAAATTCTTCTCCTGCTAATGTTAAACCTGCGTCTATAAAGTCTTTTGTTATTGAAAACATTTGTTGAGCTGATTCTAATTTATCTGAAACTACTTGTCTATTTATTAATTGTCTTTGTTTTTCTTCTTGTTTATCTATTAATGTTATTTCTTTTAATTGTCTTCTGTTCTCTTTTATCCAATTATCAACTATTTGTTTTGATGCAGTTTTATTTCCAGTAACTAACTCGTATAATTTTGTTCTTTCAGAATCTATTTCTTGTCTATCAGATAATTGTTTTACTAATATCTTATCATTATCTAATTGGGCAATTTTAATATTATAATTAATGGCTAAATCTTCTAATGCTTTTTGTTTCTGTGTTTCTGCATCAATTTCAGCTTTAGTTTTTAAAGGAGCATTATTTATTGATTGATTTAATCCTAATTCTTGTTTAATATATTTTTCATCATATAATTGTAATATTTCTCTTTGAGTTTTTCTTTCATCTTGAGCTGCTTTTTCTTCAAAATTCATTTCTTTAATTCTTGCTTTTAATATTATTAAATTATCTGTTTCAGTTTTTAATGTCTTTGCATCCCAATATTGCTTATTTTCATTATAGTATTGTTCTTTTTTTGTTAATAAATCTTGAGCTTTAGCTTTATTTTGTTGAATAACTAATACTCTTTGAGAAGCTTCATTAATATTTTCCATTATTGGAATTTTTCCTAAATCATGTAAGTCTGATTTAATATTTTTAAGTCCTTCGGTGATTCTAGGAATAAGCAATTGTCCTATAGCTTCTTTCACATCATTAAAATAATTCTTTAATTGCGTTGCGTTTCCTGTCATCGTATTTGTATCTTTGTATAATGTTTCAAAAATTGATGTTAATTTTTCTGCATTTTCTTTTGCTGATTTTGTTTTATCTATATATGATGATAAACCACTTCTCGCTAACATACTAAGACCTCTTTCATTTCCGTTAGCGGCCCATGTTAAATATAATAATGCTTGACCCATATCTATATCTGTTTTTTGAGCAACACCCATTGAAGCATTTGTAAGCCTAATTGCAGTATTTAAATCTCCTGTCATATTAACTGCTCTAGTTATTGATGATAAATATTGATCATCACTTATTCTCGATACGTCTTGAATATATTTAGATTGTTGAATTAAATTATTTATATTATCTTTAGTATAAATATTATTTGTTTTTAATGCAAATTCTAATTTTCTTAATACTTCTAACTCTTTTTCTCCTTCAGTTATTGATGATTTTATTTGTTGTACTAATGCTCCTATAGATAATATCGGTAATAAATTCTTTAATATCGAAAATGCGGATCCTAATTCATTAGTACTTTTTGACGCTTCTTTAGTTGCACCATCTAAATTAGTTAATTGTTGTTTAACAACTTCTAATTCTCCTGTATCTTTATTAACTTTTACTAATATGTTTAAATATTCATTTGCCATAATTAATCACTCACTTTTACTTTAATTATTGTATCAAAAGATTTTAATATTTTAATTAAAATTTTATCATCATAAATCATATCTTTGTTTATTGAATTTTTACACAATAATGATAGTACGTATAATTTAGTGTGTTTTTCATTTTTATATTTTAAATAATTATTATAATAATTTAATAATTTATTATTTTTTATGTCATTTATTATTTTTTTATAATCTATTTGTTTTTTCATAATTATTTTTATTATGGGAACTATTAGTTATAAATCTTATAAAGATATAAATTCTCTAATAGCTCCCATAATTTTCCTTTTGTTATTAATTAATAATAAAAATTTGCACTGTTATTTACTATTGTTATTTCAATTTCTTTCTTACCATTAGTTGGATCTTCTAATGCTATAAACGGTACTGCGCCTTGTGGAACTTCAGCACCACCGCCACCTGGAATATCTGTAAACGCATAAACGGCATTAGGAATATCTATTTGAACTTTATATTTATATGTTCCACTAATTGCTGCTCCTTCCCAATACATTTGCAATACTGCTGAACTTCCAGCTAACCACGCAGTATATAATGCAAATGTATCTGAATCAACCATAGGAAACGTTAATGTGCCACCTACATTTCTAACTCCATTTCTTACAAATCTGCTTCTATATTGTTCATTAGCAAATAAATCTAATTTGTAGTTATTATTAAAATTAACTACACATTGAGATAATTTTTTAGCAACAGTGTCAATTTTAAATGTTGCTTGATGAAATATAAAAGGATTTTGTGTAGGTCTAGTTATTGAGGCTAATGTAGCAACTGATGTTGCTATTTTTCTTCCTTCAACTCTAGCTTTAACTCCTATTTCTGCATTAACTGTGTGTTCTATACTAAATGAATTAATAATACAATCTAAAATATCATATACTTTACCACTTGCTATTTTAGCTTGAAAACATAATCCTTTAGATAATCCATAAACTATTTCTTCATCTATTGTTAGTTTATGTTGATATACAGTAGGATGATTCGTAACATCAGGTTGAGTCGTAACTAAAGTACCCATTGCAGCTTTTAATATTAACAAAGCAACATCTTTAGATCTCAATAAACAATTAATATCAAATCCTGGAGAATATGTACCTGTAAAATGTCTTTGCAAAGCTGCAGTACCATTTATTGTAACAGGATTAATTATCCCTGGATTTTGACCTAATATTACGCCATCACTCGCTAACTCTAGCAATTTTGTTCCATCTGTTACTGTATCTTCACCAAAATCATTACCTTCTGCAAGAGTTAATTTTTTGTAAACTAATAAAGCTTCATTTGTCATATTGTTTCACCTCCAAAATTTGTATTATTTTATGCATGACCTAATTCGTGAATATATTTTATTTCACAAGTTAAAGCAAATGCTCCTTTAGGATGAATCATTCCTAAATCTGTATTCACTCTAACAAATTTAATATATCTACAATTTGAATTTACCATTACTGATTCCCAGTTTTTATATAAAGCGTTCATCGTATCTTCTAATAATTTATTTACTTCTGTTCCTGCAGATAAATTATCCTCTTCTCTATCATCTATAATAACATATCCTATAATTTCTACATACATTGTTCTTTCTAATTGTTCATTAGCATCATGTTTTATATCTTCATCTCCGTCTAGAACACACAATATCGGAAATTCTCTTTGTTGATCCCAATGTTTAAATGTTCTATACACGTCATGTAATGTAAAATTATAACCATTAACAGTTGTAATTTCAGTTTTTAGATATGTTTTAATATATTCTAATATTGTTTCTCTTTTACTTGACATTATCTTTCTCCTTTAAAATACTTTGTAAATGATTCATAAAGCACTGTCTCGAATAAACCTTGTTTTTCTTCATTTATTGTTGATCTTATATAACTTCTTTCTGGCATTGTTATCGTTAAATTTCTTTTCTTAAATTTAATTTCTCCACCAAATTCATGAATTGCTGCATAAGGAGTTCCTGCTGTAATAAAACCCATAACAGTGTCTTGTCCTTTTAATACTCCTGTTCTAATTGAATTAACTAACATCGATGTTCTTCTATGTAAAACTTGTCCTGATAATTTTTCTCTTTTAATTATCCTTTCAACAGTTTTTAACCATAGATTAAATGAGCTCGATATTGCATCATTAAAATTAACATTTATTGAATCTAACTTCGTTATTAAATTTTTTAAACCTATTATTTCTATATTCATTAATGACATAATATCACCTATTTAACTAAAGGAACTCTATATTTTATTATTAATCCATAAATGTCTTTTGGAATATCAGTTATTTCTAATCTCGTTGTTTTTTCTCCGACAGTTCTTGAAACAACACCTTGCATTTCATCTTTGTATTTATCAAATTCTATTCCGCACCATAACCACACTGCTAATATGACATTATAAGGAACAGTTAAATATCCTGTTTTATATACTATTCTTATATTTTGTTTTCCTACTGAAAAATTACTACCTGTCAATGCTAACCTCGGATCTGCTGTTAATACTATTTTTCCTTGCTTTGCATATATAACATAATCAGTTGATCTAATTTCTGAATTTGATTCAAACGCTCTATAAGGATCATCATGTAAAGAAGTAATAGAAATTATCGGATAATGATTTACTAACAAGACGTCTCCGCCATTGCCATCATAATATTCAGTTCTATCAGTCGCATCCGCTAAAAAATCTGTATTACAAAAATCCTTTATGTTTTGTTCTATAGCGCATATAATTGTTGATAGTAGTGTATCTCTATCAGCATTCACTGCACTTAATTTTAAATATTTTTTTACATTTGCTAAAGTCGTTAATGTAGGAATCGGATCAGCCATTTTAATTCACCTCTTTAAAATAATGCGTTATTTCTTTTATTTACGATCATATATTTAATCTTTGCTTTAGGAATATTATCTAATGATTTATTATTTATAATATTATTATCATTATATATTATAAAATCATCTGGAAAATCTTGAAGCAATCTTTTAGCATCATTTGTTGGAAAATCGTGTATATCATTTAATTTTAAATTAACTACAATATTATTAGATAATGTTGTTGAATAAATACTTATTGTTTTTGCTTTAAATTGTAGTTTCATATTTTCCTCTTACTACAAATTATCATCATACTTTCCCAACTTTCAAAATGATTTGATTCTTGACTAACACCTATAACGTTTAAATTATTATCATTTAATAGTTTTTTTATTGTATTATAATTAAATAATATCATGTGTCCGCAATGATATGCTTCTGATTCATTATTAAATAACGTTGACGGAGCATTTAAATTTGGAGTACAAAATACAAATATGCCATTTTCATTTAGCATATTATATACTTTTTTTATAAATTTATCAACATCAACTAAATGTTCTATCACTTCAAAAGTTGCAACAAGATCATACGTATTATCGATTTTAAAATTTTCTATATCTTCATTATAAATATTTATTCCGAATTTTTCTTTTGCATAATCTACTGCTCTTTTCGAAATTTCTATTCCGCCAACCTTCCATCCTTTTTCTTTCATTAAATTTAAAAAATAACCTAAACTTGTACCGAATTCAAAAACTGAATAACCTAAATCATTAAAGTACGGAACGATTGATATTAATTTATTATAATATCTTAATGCTGATTTTATTGAAACATCATGCCAATGTTCTATTCTAGTAACACTATCAAAATCATATTGAGTATATATTTTATTTAAATCATACTTTATTCTATAACAAATTCCACATGTACATTTTCTAAAATAAGCATCATATCTCTTATTATATATTTCTTCAATAAAAATATTATTATGACAAATTGGACATGATATCTCATCTTTAGTCATATCGATCATACGTTCACTCATATTATACCTCTATTATCTTTTTAATCTTATTAATTATTTCTTCGGTTGAATCTTTAATTGAAGAATTATCAATATTATTTTCTTTACAAAATGATTTAAATTTTAAATCTCTTGATATGCAAAATATCTTTTTTCTAAGTTGTTTTGAAAAAATCATTGAATGATATCTCATGCTTATCGTTATATCAATTTTATTATAAAATCCGTACAATAATTCTGGACTATTTTGAAAATCTAGTAAGAATAGTCTTTGTTCATCTTGATAAAATTTATTATCTCCCATTCTATTATATATTATTTCATTCGTAATAATATCATTTTCTTCTTCAGATACTTGGTGTCTTGAATGAGGTATCAAAACTATATTATATGTAGTATTCAATATTATATATTTACATATATCTACAATTTTATTTATATAATCGTTCTCTTTTATGTTTCTTATTGATAATGCCATTCCTATATATTTTTTATCTTTTTCTATTTTAACATTATAATTATCATAATCATGATGATTTATTAATGTCGCATAATCAGGAGAACAAATTATATCTTTAATTCCTGTCATTTCTTCGATTGTTTTTTTAGATTGCTTAGATCTAACTTCAGTTAAATCAGATAAACTAATTAATTTTTTTAACGTTTCTTTAATATTTTCATCTTCACTATTTAATTGCTCACATCCTATACCTCTTATTTCTACTTTTGATCCGCGAAGTTTTGCAATTTTTGCTAATTTATAATAAAAATCTATACTTCCTTTGTCAAAAAATATACCGCCGCCAATAATAAATAAAGAAGCTTCATTAAAGTAATTATCTGGATTTGAAATTACATCTCTAATCAATAACGAATTTTTTGTTATTTTTCTATGATGACATAATGGAATTGCATTAGGAAATACGGTTAACATTCCTTGTAATATTGCATTATCACCTAAATTTCCTACTCCATACATTCCGCATAAATAAACTATTTTATATTCTTTTCCGAATGTTAAGCTAGATACTTTATTTTTCCATTTATCGTCAAATATTCTCTTATTTACAAAAAATGCTTTTGCTATTTCAGGAGTGCCACGCTCATCATGATATAAAACAGAATTTGGATTATATATAACTTTATATCCTAATTCTCTAACTTTTAAATTTAATTCAGTATCTTCAAAATAACCTTTTTTATATATCTCATTAAACATTCCTGCTTCAAAAAACAAATTTCTTTTAATTAATAAACATGCTCCTGTAACACATGGATATTCCATAAACATATTCGTTCTTTGATCATTTGATTTTTCATATCTATAAATATGATCAAATCCTTTTTTATTATTATCATATACCATTCCTGCATGTTGAATAGTATTATTTTTATATAATAATTTACTTCCTATGATTCCTATATTATTATCTACATTAAATAATTTCATAGAACTACTTATCCAATTTTTTAACGGAGTCGTATCGTCATTTAAAAATAATAAGTATTTTCCTATCGCATTTCTAGATCCTATATTACATGCACCTGCAAAGCCTAAATTTTTATTATTATGAATTAATTTTACGTTATTGTTTAATTCGATATTTATTCTAATATTTGGATTGTCATTTACGACAATCACTTCATATTTAATATTATCTATTACCGTCTCTTTAATGCTTTTTAATAACTCTTTTAATCTTGTAACGTTTTCATAAAACGGAATTATTATACTAACATCTTTTTTATTTATATCTATTTTTAACTTTGCAGCATTATATACTTCATCTACGTTTATACTATTGGAGCATGTTAATTCATTACCGCATTTTCTAGTTTTTGGGTTTCCATTATAACACGGTTGACACTCTAAATTCTTATAAATATATAACCAATCCTGTTGAGGTCTTAACCTATGTAATGGATGAACTAATGTAAATATTGCTATTGTCGGTTTTTTTAATGCTTGAGCTACATGTAATAATCCACTATCAATACACATAAATAAGTCGCATTTACTAATTATCGCTCCTGCTTCTCTAAATGTCGTTTTTCCTAACATATTGATAATATTATTTCCGTTAAAACCTTTCTCAGTTTTATGACCTAATATTACTATTGTATTACCTTCTTCAGTTAATTTATCTATTAATTCTTTCCATTTATTATCATTCCAACATCTCTCAGGAGCATTAGCTGCGTGTAATTGTATTCCTATTAATTTGCCATTAATGTTATTATTTTTAACAAAATCATTTGAATATTTTTCTTCTGATTCGCTAATAAACCAATCTAATGATGCATCTTCTTCTTCTAATTCATACCTTTTTAAATATAAGTCATCTTGACTCATTTTATTCCAATCACTAGTATATTCAATTAAATTTGGAGAAAGATCGTATATGATATCATATTTACTTTTTGTTTCTTCATTATATCCATATATAACATTATCTATATAAGGATTATTTTCTATCATTTCCTTACAACCTTCATGAACACAAAAAGTTATTGATGAATCTTGATATTTTTTTCTTACTGCTCTAATAAATCTCGTAGCCATTAAAACATCACCGCGAGAAATTAGTCTTATAATTAATATTCTAGATTTTTTTTTAATTAATTTCCTTTGCATTATTTCATAATTCAATTGCGTTTGTTTTTCTATCTCTTCATTAGTGCCATATAAATTAATTAATGTCTTTGACATAAAATGATAAACAAAACTATCTAAACATGAAGACATTTTATACCCTAATTCTTTTGTTAAATAACAATAATAAACGTCTTCATATAATCCATATTTAAAATCTTCGTCTAATTTTCCTATCTTCTCAATTAATTCTCTCTTTATTAATACACAGAAAAATGGTACCATTTGATGCTCTGAATAAAATTGTCCTGAATATTTTCTTTCAATATCAGATACAAAATTATTACAATAATCTCGTAATTTATTAACATCATCTATTTCAAAATCGTATTCTGGAAAATTACTAATTCCTTCTAACTGATTTTCCAATATCCATAATTTGTTATTTTGTTTTCCTATTCTTAATGGAGATACTATCATTACATTTTTATTCTCATCTGCAACTTTTACCATCTTTTCTAACCAATTATGAGTTACAATTATATCGTTATTCATTAATAAAACATAATCACCTTTTGCTTTACTAATTCCGACATTCATTCCTCTTGAAAAGCCACAATTTTCTTCTAATGCAATATAAGTATCTTTTAAAGAAATATGATCATTGTTTTTATACCATTGCATATATTCTTCTTGGCAATATGATCCGTTATCTATTAATATTAATTCAAAAGGAATACTGTTTATGTTAGTCCATTGTTTAATTGATTCTAAACATAATTTAGTATAATTAAAATTTTCTTTTGTTAATATTATTAATGATACTTTTGGTTTATCGAAATAATTCATGATTTAGTCCTTTTTGTTATTAATATATTGCTACGGTTAAGACTCTGCCTTAAGTCCAGTATTAACCGTAGAGTATATATCAATAAAAATATACTTTTAAGCTGTTATATTATAACCTAATCCTACAATAGTTTCAGTAGTCGCATCAAAGCGAGGTTCAAAAGCAACTCTCTGAGAAGCAACTAAATCAGTAGTCTGAGATTTAACAACTCTATCAGTTTCAATCATTATTTCTCTACGATCGCCGTAAATAAAACCATCACGTCTAACTAGCAAAAGAACTGTTTTAGTAGTAGTAGTTCCGTCATAAACGCCAGAAGCATTTAAATTTTCACGAATCTTTTCTGACACTATGATAGGGATACCATCTAATTTAGCTAATTCACCTGAAAGAATGGTGGCATTAGGACCATATTTATCAACAGTCGTAACTTCAGTCAAACTCATAAGTTGATTATAACCAGAAATACCAGTTACCCAAGCTAATTTACTAACATCAATACCGTATTTACCCATTTTCTTACGAATGCTACGAATATTTGCAATATTGAATGTACCTAAATCAACCTTAGCAGCTGACAATACTAATTTTCTATATCCTTTCCAAGATTTTCTAGGATCTTCAGCATCAGTAACATCTGAATCTTGATGAGTAGCAGTAGTATCTCCATTAATAGTAGCATCTTCATTAGCTTCAGCAAGAGCAATAGCCAAATCAGCCTTTACCATAGGAAGTATCGGAATAATGCTATCTTCTTCCATTTCATACGTCACTGGTACGTAATCCATGAGTTTAACAGCATCCAATACGATTTGACGAGTACCTACTCTTGAACTGGTCGGAGTATTACCATTAGCAACTAATTTTGCGCTAGAAGAACTCTTTTTACCAGGAATCTTATAAGGATCAGTCGGCATATTAATGCGAGGATGCAAAGCAGCAACTTTCAATTCCAACTTAATCATATCAATCATTTCAGCTGAAAAAGCAGTCGGCACCCATTCCTCACCGTAACCTGTCTGACCTGGATCCATGTTAGCTTTCAAAATTCCTACTTCTCTACCAAAATCAACCATGTCTTTATAACTCTTAAGAGAACGAGGATCTGACTTCAATAACTGAGAAGTAATGTATACATCATCAGCCATCTTTTGGAAAGTCACGATTTCAGCTTTCTTTGAAGACGTCTTATGAATAGCAACTACACTTGCTCCTTTAGCTATAGGAAGATTACCTTCAGTTTTCTTAACAGTTTCTTTAGCAGTAGCAACAGAAGCAGCAATAGCATCCGCAATCATCTGTTTCACTACATCAACACTAGCTGATTTTTCTACCTGAGCCTTAATGTCTTTCACCAATTGTTTTAATTCATCCATTTTGTTTCACCTCCATTTATTTAATTTAACATACCATTAATTTCTTTAAGCATATTTTTAGTTTCATCATCAACTTCAACGACCTCCTTATTTTCTTTAATGATTCCTGCTAGCTTTTTTGCTTCATCTTTCTTTTCCTCTGGCAAAGAATCAATTATTTTATTCCATATAATTTTTTGTTCTTCTGCCGTATATAACGCTTGATCTTCTGATTTAGCAAAACATTTAATTGTATCTTCAATATGATCAGCATCAATAGGATAATTATAATTTACTGGATCAGCAAATTGTTCATCTGATAGTTTCTCTAATTCTGTTGATTTAATTAAATTACTTTTTTCCTTAATTGAAATGCCATATTTTTTAGATCTTTCATCTTGTGCTTTTTTGTCTAAATCTATTTTTATTTGATTTTCAGCTTTTTCTAAAATTGATATAACAGATTTAATCGCTTCAACATTTTCTGAAGAAAAAATTTCTTTAACTGATTTCATAACATCTTCATTTACAACTTCTTCTTCAACTACTTCTTCTTCCTCCGGATCAGGTTCTTCACCTAATATTTCATCGATTTTAACATTTAGATTTTTAATTTCTGCCATAATAGTATCTAATATTTGCTTCAATTCTTCCACTGTCATTTGTGATTCACCTCCACCATCTTTTTTTATTTCATTATCTCTTTTAAATAACAAAAACTTTCGTCTATTAGCCGCTTTATCTACTAATGCAATAGCATTAATAGTCATATCTTTTAATTTTCTAACTTTTTTCATTATCTTTCACCTCTTAAAGTATATTAATATTATTTTAATCCATACTCTTTTTTAAACCATTTAATATATTCATCTACTCCTTTTTTACCTAATTTATAATAAAGAAATTCATAAGCTCTAAGATGTATTTGTTTATGTTTTGAAAATGTAATATCAATTGTTGAATCTATATCATTCGCTCTTAAATAAATATGATGTTTAATTATACTATCTCCGGTTTGTGATTTCATAGTTTTCTCTCTTCTTTCTTTTGTCCAATGTGTTCCGTAATTTGGATTATTTGTACCGCTAAATTTTTTACTCATCATTTCTTTATATGATTGTTGTCTGCGTAGTGTTTTCATTTTTTGTTTAAATTCTTTATTCTTCCATCTTTTATATAATGATTTACTCATATTCTGTTTATGTTTATTATTAAACTTTTTATCATTTAAACTATTTCCTATCTTTTCTTTTGTTTCTTTACTCAATTTTCTATTTTCTTGTTTTTCTCTATATTTTTTATTTTTCCATAATTTCTTTATTGATTTACTTAATTTTAAATTTTTCATTTATTCTCCTATCGCCGACCCCTCCATCGAAAAACCTGAGTATTTCCCAGTTTTAATATCATTCCATATTACATCATTAAAAACTTTAAGTGCCGTAACCCAACTTCCTTTCTTTACTAATTGATTTCCCATTAAAAAATCACATGGAGCTATATAATTTTCAACTATCGATACATCATTATCACTTAATTCTGTATTTCCTTTATGTTGTAAATTGAACTTTTTAAAATTGATCATAAAATCATGACATGCTTTTTCTATTTCTTCAGGAGTTGAATAATCATTATCCGTATCCGGTTCATTAGGTACATAAACTATTCCATATACTAAATGTCTTTCTTCATTCTTATCTATAATTATTTTAGATTTTGTATTAAAAATAATATCATCAATTTCTTCTTCTTTATTTTCTATCGCAACATCTATTTTTTCCAATATCCTATTTAACCTAATAAACTTAGATACAGATAATTCTTCATGAGTAAGTTTATCATCAATACGTTTTTTAATATCTACTAAATCTTGTTTTTTCATTTTATTTAGTTTCATGTTATTTCACCTTTTCATTTTCATATTTATTTTTCATATAATTAAATTCATTAATCCATTTTTCGAACGTCATATCGGAAACTCTATTAACCGGAACGCTAGAGCTATACCATTCTTCTGTATCAGGTCCTTTAAATGATAAATAGCCGTCATATTGAATTAATTCATAATTTCTTGGAAGGTATTTGTTAACTTGCTTAACATTCTTTGGTCTTTTATTTTTTATATTATTATAATTATCTTTATTATCTCCTGTACCTAATCTATTTTTTTGACCTGGATTTGGTCCTGATCCTGGTCCACCTTTAAATAAATCCATTACATCTTTTTCATTCTTATATAATTCTTTTCCTGCAACAGTGTTTAATGTATTTTTGTATACTTTAACTAAATGTTGATAATTTGCTTCCAATAAGTGAGGATGAATCATTGCCGTATTAAAGAATCTAGCAAATACTCCACTTACCGGATCAGGATGACCAAATTTAGTTTTTTCATTTTCAATTAATCCACTTAATTTATATTTATCTAAATTAAATATAAATGCATTCCTTGCAGCGTTAGAAGATTCTATAAAATTATGTCCTAATTCATGGACTAATGATCCGCTTCTATATTCATTTTCTTTTCCGTATATCGTAACATTCCTTTTTCCTGTCGTTGAATCTCTTTTTGCTTCTGCTTGAACTTTATATTTTACGCCGTTTGTATCATCAATAATATTTACTTGATTATTATATATTATTTCATCTGTTGCATTTTTAACTATATCTGGAACTCTGTTATATTCATCTATTAGTTTTGCAGTATATTCTTGTGAAGCATTACTTACACTAACAAATTTACCTGAAAAATCTTTTGGAGTTTCTCTTAATTGATCTATTGATTTTTCGTCAAATTCTCCTTTAGGATTTTTGTCTTGATATGAACTTAAATTATCTACTGAAGATCCTCCAACTTCGCCTGGACGACCTGAATGACCAAAATTGCCAGAACCGGAGCCACCTTTTTGAAATTTAAATAGCTCTTCTAGTGTTAATATTTTATAATCAATTTGATTATTTGATTCATACAATATTTCTTTTGGTTTTATTTTTTTATCTTCTATTAATCTAATTATTTTACTTTTAGTATTATCATTTAATTCTCTTGCAGTTATTGCTAAAGTTCCATCATTAAAAAATCTTGCTCTAATATTTCCATTATTAAATATTTTATTAGTTGCTTCTATAGATTCATCAGTAACATCTGCACTATCATAAGAATCATTTATTGCTTTTACATCATTTTCATTTAAACCTAATTTATCTTTATTATCTCCTGCTGATATTACACCAACATGATCATTTGATGCGCTTCCAAAATCATCTGTTATATCTATATAATCATTACTATCAGTTATCCAATAACCTTCTCCAAATTTTCCTTTTGGAGTTGTTCTATAATTATCTGAATCTTTAATTTCATTATTTTTATTACCGGTACCTAATCTATTCTTTTGACCTTCTCTGGGTCCGGATCCTGGTCCGCCTTTAAATAAACTCATTATATTATTTTGTTTTAATTCTTTTAATAAATCACAAACTTTTTTAATTGCTTCTTCAAAACTAACATATTTATAATCATGTTCTTTTAACCATTTCTTTGCTTCATCTACGCTATATTTATTTGAATTAAATCTTATTGCTTGTAAAGTTATTTTACTATCTTTAATACCCCAAAGAACGTCAATATCTTCGCCAAATTTATTATTTTGACGTTTTATTTTATCAAATATTTTAGGATCTTTTATTCTTGCTGCATGTTCATTAAGATATGGCATTATTTATTCGCCTCTATAAATTCTTTAACTACATCTAAGCTTGAAGGTATATATAATATTATATTGTTTTCTGATACATTCTTTTTATAAAATAATTTTGTTCTATCATTAATTGAACTTACTTCTTTAATATATTTTGGATCTACTCTATCTAACATAAAATTATCTCTATTGCCGAAATGCCGATTATCATTTGTATCTTCTATTGCTTGTGCTTTAAATTCTTCTTCTGGTATTTCTATTTTTATTACAACAGGAATCATTGTTCTTTTATCATTAGTAAGTCTTGCTTCAATAAGACTGGCCATTCTTATCGCATGATCTCTACTTTTTGTCACAAAAACTTTATCTAGACCCCAACTATCACCGTAATCTCTATTTTCGAAATTTTGATATTTACCACTAATTAATCCTTCTACAACTATTTTATCGGCTCTGTCTAATATAGTTCCGTGGTATACAGTCTCTGTTGAACTACCGCCGACTTCACCAGGTCTGCCACTATGATTAAAATTACCACTACCTTCTCCGCCTTTTTTAATGTCTTCAATTAATTCTAAAACTTTATGTTCTATTAATTTTCCATCTTTATTATAAATATCTCTTACGATAAATTTAGGAATATTTTTATCAGTTCCTATAGATATGTTTTTAAAATTTTCATCAAAATACATATCTATAATTTTATATTCTTCACCTTTACTAATTACTATTTTATTATTTTCAAATAATATTTGACCCATTATTTCTTACCTCTTTTAATTTTCTTATCTTCTTTTAATCTTTTATTGATAAATATTTGAAGTTGTTTAAACATCACGTAAGTAACATTTTCTTTATTCTTTAATTTTTCTGGATCTAAAATATATTCTTCAAATGCTCTAGCAAAAAATTCATCAATTATTTGATTATTGATTATATAGTCTACTACAAAATTA